TTTACCGAAGATGTTTCGGCAGATGTATTCACCGAAGCACTGACGACGATGCTGGATGCAGACATCACTAGCGCACAGTTGACGGCAGTTTTGGATTCAGCGTTCTCAGAAGATACTTCTGCTGAGAATATGGTGTCGGCTTTGGTGTCAATCTTTGATGGTCCGCTTAGTTCTGGCGACCTAGACACAGTTATGGCAGCCGTATTTGACGAAGATATATCGGTTGCGGACACTATGACCGTACTTGGAGACTTGCTTGAAACAAACCTAAGCGCGTCAGAAACAGAAGCAATCTTTGACAGCGTGTTTGACAGTGACCTTTCCGACGCAGAAACCATTGACCTCATCGTTGATGTGTTGGAGGAAGAACTCACCTCAGAGTTGTTGAACACTGTTCTTGGTGCGGTCTTTGACGAAGAAGTAAGCAACGAGGTTTTGATTGAAACCTTCACCGCAGTCTTGGGTAATGAACTAGACGCTGAGTCTGTTGGTGTAATCGTGGATGTGTTGGAATCTGACACGATTTCAAGCGAGCAGGTCGGACAAGTCGTCACGTTGGTAATTGAGCAAGAGGGTGGCATTGAGTCAGGACAAGCAACCGAACTTGCAACTAGCGCCAAGGTTCTCGAAAGCATTGACGGCGAACAAGCAGCCTCAGTGTTTAACGCAATCGTTGTTGCCGAAGTTTCCGAAGAAGCGGGTGCTGCAATTTCAGAAGCACTCACCGAGGCGCCAACCGATGTTAAGGAATCATTTGAAGAAGAAATCAACGTATTCGCCGGAGTGTTTGATACGTATACCGCATTGGGTTCTTCTATAGATGTTGGTACAAGAAGAAGCGTAATTGCGGTAAACTTGGTGACCAGTACTGTGGCTCTAGCCGCTGCTGCTGGTGGAATACCAACCCCAGGCTCTAGTCCATCTAGCCCATCTGGCCCAAGACAAGACGTTGCGGTCCGCAGGGAGGACGAAGAAGCCGAGGAAGGTGGAGCAATCGAGGGCGAAGGTCCTGAATGGATTAAGAGAATATCTATTTACAAATACGAAGATGGAGTAAGAGTTATGGACTGGAAGAATTTCACTAAGAAATTTGTTTACGGAGTGATGGGCTCTGGATTCACTCTTGCTGGGGCAGTGGTGATGTACTTCACATTGTCCGGGTTTACCCAGCAGGTAGCGCTATGGGGTACGTCAATCGCATTTGCTTGCGCGATGTACCTCCACATGAAAGAGCCAGATGGGGAATAAGTACTCAATTTAGTAACTTATTATTATCCAACTTTTGTTGTAAAATCTTTTAGCGTTCTTTAGCGCTCTCAGTTATTTGCACGAAAAGAGTTGACAATGAGCAAGCTTGCATGGGATTACATCGTCCCCGTAGTTCTTCCAAAAGACCTTAAAGGCATCGAACCAGGAAAGCTCCCTGCCAATCTTTTAAGAGCTGTCCCAGGCGGTGGGAAAATGCATTGGATTGCTGCATCCGCATGGACGGCAATGGTTGAGAAAGCAAAAGCTGAAGGTGTTGAACTAAAACCGACTTCCAGCGGCGATACATATAGAGATTACGAGAGCCAAAAAAAAGGATTTCTCACCAGATACCAGCTTGAGCCAGTAGCCGGTACCAGCACAAAAACATTTGAGGGGAAGACTTGGTATCTCAAGAAGGGTATGGCGATGCTTGCCACGCCGGGTAAATCGCAGCATAACCTCGGCTTGGCCGTTGACGTTCATTCAGCATCAGAACCAAAGCGCCTCAACTGGCTTATTGCAAATGTTAAAGAGTTTGGTTTCTCATGGGAAGTGGTTCCATCAGAGCCATGGCACCTTCGATATGTCAACGGCGACAATGTTCCGGCATCTGTAAAAGCATGGATGGACGCAAACGGAGTAGTTGCTCCAGCAGGTGGTGCTCCAGCCCCAGCATCTGGTAGCAACGACATAAGCAAGCTCCAAGAAGCACTTAAGGCTAAGGGTTTCTATAAGGGCGCAATCAACGGGCAAAAAGATGCCGCAACCGACGAAGCAATTAAGGCGTTTAAAATTGCCAACAATCTTGCAGCTGACTCGGTAGCTGGTCCAAAAGTAAAAGAACTTCTCGGCCTTTAACAACAATCGAGGGACTATGCAACAAGCAATTCTTCCAGCAATAATCACAGGGTGTTTCGGAATTCTTATTGCCCTTGTGCAAAAGGGCAGAAAAGAAAACACACGCGACCACGGAATTGTCGCCGAACGCCTAGAAGCACTGCGTGAAGATATTCACGATATTGATTTAGATATAGCTGTAATTGAAGCAAAAATAGATGGCCATATCAACGACCATGCCGTTGGTTTGGTTAGCGAGATACGACACAAGAAAAAGAGCAAGGTATGAATAACTTAAAGCACATCGTGCTTAGAATTCTTGCTGTTTTTGCATCAAATGCTCTTGGCGTCATCGGAGCTGGTGCAATTGCTGGAATCCCACTGTGGAAAGCATGCTTTGTTGCCGGCATAGGCGGCGTAGCAACTGTTGTGGAAAGACTCGCTCGTGCATATATGGATGACGGTAAACTCTCTGTTGCAGAAATAGACGGAGCCTTCAGCCAGGCCAGACAAGAGGTCGAGGCAAAAGCGGAAGAGGCATCTGCGACTAAGAAAGAAAAATCAGCAACTGCATAATTTGCTGCAACTAAATACCTACACCTATTTGACATTTTGCTGTGATAACTTTTTGTTGTCCCACCGCGCCCAAGGTCGAACCACAATTTTGAAATTTATCCGAAATGCCCGCACCTAAAGAGATAGAACAACTATGGCACTGTGATGGCCACGAACTTCTTCTTAGGATAAACCGTGCTGAACTCGAAATACTCTCCATCTTCTGTCCACATGAGGAAAAAGATGGGCCATGCAAGAATCGGAAAGGCGAGTGCATAGTCTCAACACACATCACCAGATACGGGATGGACTGCAATGGTGGCGTATCTCCGGCAATGGAGAAGCTATCTCTCTGCTGGACGCTTATAGGAGATGTAGATGATATCGATTCTTCACAGCTGTGGTTTATGCCGACATCCGACGATGTGTTTCAAGCATGGATTATTGCGAACAACGAAGACGAAGAAACTACTGAGAGCGATACTTAGATTTTTGACTTGCTCGTCTATTTTTAATTAATCTCATCCTGTTTTCGACAGCAATAAGTATTTCTTCTTCTTCGTCATACTTGTCCATGCTGTCTGATTTTGCAATATTTGATATCTGCTTATTTGTATTAGCTACATACCTTTTGCCAAGAAATCTTTCTTTTTGACCGCGGTAAACAGCGGCTGATTTAAAAATCTGCTCAATTCCATTTTCTGTTATGAGCCACTCATCCTCTGATGCCCGGGATATGTAGCCATTTTTCTCCAAAGACTTTAATTGCTCTTTAGCGCGAGAGATTCCAGTTTCATGGAACACACCCCGAAGGCATTCTTTTAATTGAATTGCGCTAAATGACCGTCCGTAAGACTTCATCATTTTTGCGAAGCAAAGGGTGTTGTACCCAGCTGAGTTGTAAACGACTAATCCTTTTGTTGAGCCTGGCATGAGCTGGAAGCGTATTAGAAGGGTTCTTGTTCTACAACTTCATCTTCGTTTTTTTCTTGCGTTGAGTACATCGATTCAATCGCATTGGCAAAATGTCGTATATCAGGTTGCTCAAGAACGAGATTTTGGTTAACCCGATAAATATTTTGGCGATTGACTTTTGTCTTTGTAATTAGACCAGCATTAATCAGCTGCTTAACTGTTTTGTCAATCATGGTTTCGCTTAAATCTAAGTATACAGAAATTGCGCGAATAGTCATAGTCGGGTCTTCAATTATCGCAATCAACACACGTCCAGGTGTTGATAGAAGACCTATGTCAGAATCACGATGGTAACGCAAAACCTTCTTGCTGTCTAATGCGCGAAGTATTTTCTCAAGCGTTTCTTCCGTCGACTCCCCAGGTCTCGCATCGATAACTTCTTCCAAAGCTTTTTTAATGTCTTCAGTTTTTTGTGCCCTCATGACATGTCACCCGCTCCCCACGTCCATGGTGTACTATCAATTGGGGTCACGACAGAGGTCACACCACAATTCACAGTCGGTAAACGATTCATACCAAGAGAGAGTAGCAGGTGGGGATAATGCTAAAAGATGCATTGAATTCGCTAAAGGCGACGCAGGGTAAACAACAGCTATGTAAGTTGGGAAGATTGGTCACTGACCTCGAAGACGATGAATCACAGCTTCTTATTGACATCCTGCGTAGCGACGTGTCCACAATGAATTTAGTTCGGACACTGAAGTCAGAAGGCATATCGCTAAGTCGAGAATTTCTCGGAGAGAAAAGAAATTGCTTCAAAGATGACGATGAAGCACGGACATGCTGCATAGCAGAGAGGCTAAAGAAATGACCACAAAGAAAAAGCCAACATCAAAACTGGGTGAAAAATTAAAAGCCGTCAAGGTGGCCCAGCAAAAAGAAGATGCTAGCGCCAAGGCTCTCGGTGATATCGCAGCGATGCTCAAGGCCAAAAACATCGACCCGTCCGAAATTGGGACTATTAACAAAGTGTCGTTGTATCAGACGGTAACAAAGAACGAATTGGGCGAGACGGAAGTCCATAATTTGCAAGCAATTCAGTTCAGCCCCACTTGGGACCAGGGGCCACAGTGGCCACTAATTGAACAAGGCCCCAAGATACAACTACAAAAGTCAACGACAAAAGTCACCCGTCCGAAAGGCTGGGAAGAGGCTGTCATCGTACCTGATATACAAATCGGCTTTTACCGTAAATCATTGGATTCTATGGACCTGGAACCAATCCACGACGAGCAGGCAATAGCAGTAGCCTTGAAACTGATTGAAGACATCCAGCCAAATCAAGTGGTGATGGTCGGAGACAACTTAGACTTTGCAGAATTCGGCAAATTTTTGACTGCTGCTCCGTTTAAGCAACTAGTTCAGGCAGCTATCGACAGGGCAACAATGCTTTGTGCCCAAATTAGGTCAGCTGCACCAAATGCAAAAATCTCGTGGATTGCCGGCAACCACGAAGCCAGAATGGCGAGATATGTCCAAACCAACGCCGAAGCCGCCTTCGGAATCACTAGAGGCAAACTCAATGACGAATTGAGGGATAACTGGCCAGCCATGTCGGTTCCATACCTTTGTCGAATGGACGAGTTCGGGGTTGACTATATTCCTGGATACCCAGAGTCCTATGTCAGCCTGAATGAAAACCTGATGGTTATCCACGGACACAAGGTTACGTCCAATGGTTCAACGACCAGTAAGTACCTAAATGACGCCCATGTGTCGGTGATATACGGACATATCCACAGGACAGAGTATGCCTTCCGCACTCGTCTGTCCAAGAATGGTCCAAGAACCATCATGGCGGCAAGTCCTGGCTGTCTCTGCAGGATAGACGGCGCAGTTCCTTCCACGAAATCTGGCGCAGATGAATTCGGACGTCCTATGCTCATGGGAGCAGAGAACTGGCAACAGGGAATGGCAGTAGTCCAGTACCAGCCGCCAGGGGTAGGCAACGAATGGTTCAACTACGAGCCAATGTGGATTTATAACGGACGAGGATTCTTCCGAGGCAAGGAGTACAGCGCATGAGTTCAAACGACCTTCCGCAAGAGTGGAGCGACTATTCAAAAGAAAACCTCCTCGAGGACATGGAACTTCTGAGGAAACAAGGTTTGATTGAAGTAGTAGGGATAAATAGTGACGGTGATTGGCTGTACGCCCTCACCGAATCAACAAGAAAGTTAATTGACGAAAACAAGTCAGACGACCCTTGGGCTGTGATATCACAACTACTCATCGATGAACTACCGAATAGAGACGATATCAGTTGACAACAATAATCGGCATTCAGGGAGATGGGTTCTGTATAGCGACCGCTGATTCGCGTATCGCTGAGACCGATGCCGAGTCAAATTTGATTTCGCAAATTGTCGGTCTAAAAGAGAACAACAGCAAATTAGGGATTAACGGTAAGTACATACTCGGCGCTGCCGGCGACCTGCGGGCAATAAATATCCTGCATCATGCATTCAGCCCACCAACTCCGCCCCCAAATCTCAAAGGCAAGAAGCTTGACCATTTTGTTACAGTTAAATTTATCCCAAGCTTGAGAGAATGCTTCGAAGCACAGGGATATGCCTCACCCGACAACGATTCAAAACAACATATCGCCGAACACGCTTCAACGATATTCATGGCTGTCAATGGACAGATTTACATCATTGACGGTGACTACTCATGGATTTCAGACTCCAGTGGGATGTTTGCCATCGGAAGCGGCGCTCAGTACGCACTCGGAGCGATGTTCGCCATGCAACCGAAAGGCAAGATGACTGTTGGTGCAGCGCGAAAGCTTGCACTAAAAGCAATCGCCGCATCTGCCAAGTTCGACCCCTATACCGGTGCTCCGTACCATACGTTTTCACAGGGATTAGATAAAACCACTGACCGCTAGTTACTTCTGGATAAATTTATCCTGACTCAGATGACTAGATAAGTCCATTTAGGACAAGAAAGAAAGCGCCGCTTTTTCCTTTCACGGATTACAAAGGCCGCGTAATCCCCTAGGACCGCATAACGCAATCCGTTATGCCTAGAGACTAGATAGGGGTAAGGCAGAGCAATGGGGTGCCAGTAGGGGCAAGGCATAGTTGCAGGGGGGGTAAGGCATAGTACGAACCAAAACCAACATCCACTTGACCACCACCTACCAGCAATTACCTAGTAGTAATTATCCAAAGAGATAAGAAATTCATCTTTTCTCTGAGGAGATTTTGTGACAAGCAAGAAAGAAATATCCAAACAAAAATTACCCAATAAAAATACCCAACCATTTTCAGAGATAGCTATACCTGCGAAAGATTGGTTTCAACTGGCAGCCTGTAGGGGAAAGACCGAACTAATGTTTCCCAAACAACATAAGGATATTACTTACATTGCACAGGCAAGAACCATCTGTAGGGCGTGCCCGGTTCGAGACAAGTGTTTAGAGTACGCACTTGAGTTTCCACCTGCTGATATGCACGGTGTTTGGGCAGGACTAACGAGCAGACAGCTTGCAGCAGAACAGAGAAGAAGAAAGATAAAGCCAACACGGCCAACGCTTGCACAGATGTGGGGAAATTAAATGTCCACCCGGGCACCTCACTTGAGGAGGGGTCATGCACCCGACGCAAGGAGTCGTCGGTAGACGATGGCATAACCACCAAGCGAGTTAATTCCGGCCCGAGTGGACGAGAGTAACCTAGCACAGCAGATGGCCGGCATCTAATAAAAGGCGAAAAAAGACCAAAAATCCTGCGCCGGCGGTCCTAAAAATTTTTTTTCGAAATTTTGTAATTACAAATTACATAATGCGCAAGTTGCAAGTCTCACAAAATTGCCACTCATTTAATTGGGTAATTTTTTGCAGGCAATCTTTTTTGCCGCACGGCTTTAGTAATTGTTCCCCGCGCACGTACGCCAACACTTGCTCTTCCACTGTTGGTATTGAGAATTGCGCAGAGCCAGGAGCAGGAAATCCCTTTTGGTTGCGTACGAATTCATAGAGTGCATAGATGCACAATTGATTTACAGATATTCCCTGTTTAGTTGCGTACTCAACTATCTCGTTTTTCACCCGGCCTTTTAGTCGGATGTTCAGCGTTACATAGCTGTCGAGATGTTTAGTCTTTTTGCTTTTAGCGCCCATCTCGCTCGACCAACGACTCTATGTACGCAGTCAAGCTCAAGTCGACGGCGCCGGCCTGATGCATGAGTTTTTCTTTAAATTCTTTTGTGACGCGCAATGTCAGCGTCACTACTGGCTTCGTTGGTATAAGAGCTGGTCTGCCTGGGTTTCTCTTCACAAACCAGAAGCTAGCCCAGGACGACAGACCTCATTGCAACTACTAGCGAGACAACAATAAATATCTTCAGCAGGAAAGCAATCCTGGAATACATTACAGCATAAATAAAAAGACTAGAAAAAAATAGGTAAATTATTGTTGGGGTATTCATTTACTACTATCCAATTCAGGAACTGAGTACCGGTCCATATCTAGTTCATTGACGATTCGTTCATATGTACGACAGAATGCTTCTCTGTCTGAATTGGTGTGCATTCCCCAGGCAGCGTCTCCCAGTGCCCTTACTGTAGAGCGGAGGGCGTCTGACATCTCAACTGGGTTACCTACACCAGAATTGACGTTAGAAATTACGGTAAGGAATTTACCCCAAGCAACAAGGGGGTCATCGAATGAGGTCATTTTTGTACGCCTATTTATTGTGGCACGACGTATCTCGCCAGGCCTGGGCATGAACTGAGCACTGACCGCAATCTGGAGGAAAGCCTTCTTTGTCTCGTCGTACTCCAGGTCATGGAGTAAATCGTGCCAGGACGAATACAGGGTCATTAGTCTGTCTTCTGCCGAGGGGAGTGTTTGGTTGTAGGTGGCATAGGCCTGCTCTACCAATTGAACTAATTCGGTTTTAGTCACTCGTCATCCTCTTCTTCATTGCAGCGTAGGGGTCGGGTAATCCTATCTATTTCACAGTCGCATGGTGGTTTGCTCTTGCCGGCAATAATCATTTATCCCCACTTATCCATTTATCTCGAGCTGTGTTGCCTGTCTTTTCTTCCAGCTTCCTTAGGAACATCTCGACGTGCTGTGCATCAATGAAGATGTTATGGATGTCGTTGTACTTCTTCCCGTTGGGGTTCTTGCCCATATGCCAATCAGAGACAAGGCATCCGTCTATAGCGTCCTTGCAGGACTTGATTCCGTAGTTCTTGATAGCCCATCCAATTCTTGCCGCGCGTTTGGCGTCCAGGACTGCAGCTCTTTTGGAATGGCGTTCTTTCCAATAGTCGAAAACTATTTTCTTTGCATCTTCAGAAATTGTTTCCGCCGCCGTGCGTTGGTCTTTGGTGTGCTGATTCGGACCGCGCTTCTTCTTCTCTCTGGGGAAGAGCTCATCAACCATAGACACATCCTATCGTTGCTTTCCGCCACCGTCAATACTTATCGACACAGAAATGGTACAAACAGGAAAAAAAATTTTGCTTAATTTTCAATTGAGTAAAACTAAATTTCGTAAATGAAAACACTCTAAAGATTGGATTAATCCAAAACTATTCTTACTTTCAACCAAGGAATAAATCCTTGAATGAATAAAGAAGAACCCCTCCTTTGGAGGGGGTGTGGGGGAACCTTTGAAATTTTGCCAACTTTCGTGGGGGCGTGGCCGGCTAAGCCTTTTGTTTCCAAAAGGTTTTCAGGGCATGTAGGTTTTCCCACGTAATGTGTCGACACGTTGGACCGACCTATTGGTCGATGGCGGTTCAAGCTAGCAGAGTCTTCCACCACCGTCAACCACCCAGGGCAAATTCTTTTCAGAATCTTTTCAGTTTTTTTATTTCTTGAAATATTTACATGGAGTCTTTAAAAATCGTGCTATGTTAGCGGGGCTCCTTCCGGAGTTACCCCCTTTCACCGGAATGGAGTTAACCCCAGGGTTGAGTCTTTCTGTTTTCTGGTAGGTGGTGACGGAAGTTGACTCCCCTGGGGTTTCCTTTAACCCGGAGAGCTCGAGCGGCTATTCGTCAGATTTTGGCTTTTTCCACATCCCTGAGTTAGGTCCGCCTAACTCTCTGTCCTGGAATGACCAACCAATCAATCCCCATGGGCCTGGCTTCTTTTTGCGTTTGGCCATCTTTTCTTCGAGAATGTGGGTAATGTCGATATCGAAGTCTGTCCTTCGATTATTGGTCGGGTGGTTCCATCGAGACTTCATCTGTTCGTACGCAATCTTTTGGGAAAGCTCATGCAGCTCCATGCCATCGGGCGTCTTATTTCTTTCTTTTTCTAGCCTCCACGAGTCGAGCTCAGTGATGAGAGTTTTGGCCGCCTGGTCCAGTATCGCGTTCATTTTTCCCTCAGCTTCGTAATAGCGCTTTATGTCCCTTCGTCGCCGAAGCGTGCGCGAATCAAAAAACCACAAAATTGCAAAAACCAGATGCAGGCCCAGAGATACGTAAACGTTCATGAATTTTCCTCATTTTCTTCTTTTTCTTCAGCCGGCAGCCGGCCGCCAGATTCTTTTAAAATCTTATCTTTTTTGATTTCGCCCTCGAGCCACAACGCGTCCGCCTCGAGCTCAGCTTTCATTTCGATGATGTCTTCGCATTCGATGTCAGACATTCCAGAAAAGTTAAATTTTCCCATCATCCCCCCAGTGCCAGGCGCTCCCGATTACGGCCAAAGTATTTTGATTAATAATATCCCCGCAGCGGTAACACACGTACGACTCTTCGTCCCAGCCGCTGCCGATTTCTGGTTCTAACATTTCGCCTTTTTCGTTACATGGATAAAAGCCGTCGGCCCCTGGATTGTTCCCACAATCACAGACCCACCAATCAATGGCTGCTTCTTTTATCGACATTATGCATCCTCCTTGGGTACATATTTGTTTTTCTTTTTTTCGTATAAATACTCGGTCATTGTCAGCTTTGCGATGAGTCCCCAGTCGCCATCTTTTAGTACATTTTTCAATGCGCGCATGAGGCCTGCTTTCCATTTGGACCGCTGCCCACCATTTAGATAACGAGATAGTAATCTTCCTGAAGACATTTCTGGATAGAGAACATTGCGCCAGTTGAGTGGGCACTCTTTAAAATTTGATGATTTAAGCATGTGTCCAACGCGCTTTTCCAGGCAGCCAATGCAAAGCATCCCGCCGCGCTTATGCATGCCAGCTCGTTTCCAGATGGCGTCCGTAGACATGTAGTACTCATTAATTTCAACTGTGTCTACACCGCAGTCAACACAGAGCGCACCTTTATCGGTTGGCATAGTACTCCCGCTCTGCGTCGGAGTCTTTTCGGTAGTACTCGTACATAGCTCTGGTTGAATCGTGTTCGCCCCAGTTCTCGTACTCGATTCGAGACCGTTCCTGTCTGTCTCGTTTCTTGTTAGCGCGACGCTTGCCAGCTGAGTAGATAATTGCTGCGCGTATCAGGCCCAT